GAACGGGTTCCTTCCAATGCCAAAATGTACCCTGCATATATTTTTCTTTAGGTACACGTATCATATTCTTAGCAATGTTCTCTTGAATATCACCCGGAATAACACCATCACCCGAACCTAAGAAATCGCATTCCAATTCCTGAGCAATCTTACGTCTATCATATTTAAATTTCTTAGACATTGATTCAAACCAAGAAGAGAACGGTTTATATCCTTGTTCAATATATTCATTATAATTCTCTGGATTAAAATCCTTCATTACAACTTCATCATCATTATATTGTTCTCTATTCAACATATAATGACAGATGTCTTGACACTTAACCCAATGTAAATCTTTAGTATAACGAGGGTCTTTAAACCATCTTAAATCTGTTATATGGAAATCATTGATTCCACGTAATGCTTGGTCATAAACACCATAATATATGGGGTCATAACCATTTGGTGTTGAGATAAGAATAATCTTACCTCCCGTTGATAGGGATGCCATAGATGCCGCCCAAAAATCCTCACCCGCTTCAATATAAGCCGCCTCATCAAATACAAGTATAGTTGGTGTATAACCACGTAAGGCATCTGCAGATGTTGCTACCGCCTTAACCTCACACCCATTGTTTAATCTAAATCTACTTTCTGAGTTCTTATCGGGTGAGAACCCAACATTAATCCATTCAGGCCATTGCTCAATAAAATTTCTAACTTTATTGGCCATTTCCACCGCAGTGTCACGTTTGTTTGCAATAAGAAGAACCCTTTCTGGTTCATTTTCCTTTGCGGTTTGTAATTTCTTAGAAATCCAAGCGGCAGTTACCGTAGTAACACCAGCCTGTCTATATTTTCTAGTTATGTTTTCATTATAATTTTCATAATCCTGAATTAATTGAATTTGGTCAGGAAACAACTCTAATGGAACATATTTTTTTTGAGTATTGTCATAGGTTTGCAAATATGTTTTTAACGCATATGGTGCATCCTTTATAATTTTCGCATACTCCTTTAGTTGTTCTATTTTGGAATTCATATATATAAATACAAAAAAAGGGAGTTTAACTCCCTTTCTATTAATCTTTAGGTCTGTCTAACCCCAATTCTTTATAAATGTCAAAATCGTCATCATCGTCATCGTCATTTGATAACGAAATACCTGGTATACCTAATATAAAATCTTTTAAATCGTCCGGTTCAGTCTCATCTGACATTGTTTCCAATTCATCATTAAATTGATTCAAAGATTCTTCATAATCTTGTTGGTTAAACATTTGTTGAATTGATGCCATTAAATCCGTCATTAAACGTTTTCCGTTTTCACTATTACTAACAACTTCTTTCATTAAAACTAAGAACTGTTTAGCTGGTAGTTGGAAGATGTGCATTAACATGTAATTCTGTAATTGCTTACCATTTTCCAAAATTACCTCGTCTGGAAACTGTCCTCTAATTCTATCCCAAATTGCAGGTCCCAAAAGTAATGTCCACATTTCTTTTTCTAATGTACTTTCTAACTTTTGAGCTTGTTGATACATTGCCCTATCTTGTGGATTTGTGTATTCTCCCGGTTGTCCGTGACTACCTAATATTTCAAAAACACCTTTAATTAATTCATGTATTAAAACTGGAAAATTAATTCCTCTTGCAATCACTTTAACTTTTTGTTCTTCTTGTTCTTCACCACCTTCTTCTCCTTCATCACCGGTTTCACCTGTCTCATCATCACCAGGAAATTCCGTTTTAACTTTACCAGCAACACTATCAGAAGCCCCTTTAATCATTGCAGGACTAAATTGCCAATAGTTCGCATCGTTAACCGACATCATCACTCCGTAGTCATTATATAATTCATCAGAACCTGTAATTTCTCTAAGTTTCTCACCAACAAGTTGGTACATATAATGACCTCTTTTTGATGCTCCTTGGATAATACTATTAATTAAAGTTAATTTCGCTCTCTCTAAATCTAATTGTTTTAAATCAATATATAATTCTTCTTCAACTTCTTGATTTTCGGGATTAACTTGAGGTTGTTCTTGGTTATTTTCCTCATCGTCTTCCTCATCTTCAACATCAACTTCATCTGGATTTTGTTCAGGACCTTGTTCTCTATTGAAATCACTCGTATCGATTTGATTCATACCAACGATTTTTGCATCAAACTCAACCTCCTCACCAATACCCATTTCTTCTTTTACAATTTCAATTGCCAATTGTTCTAAAGCCTCTTTATGTGTATTTTCAAGTCTTATGATGTTGTTATGTGCAGTATACATCATTGTTAATAATGGACCCATTTCAGTACCGTTTAACGTACCTTGATAGTTTGTATATTGTCTAACATTATTTACAATTTGTCTATATCTCTCAGAAGCCAAAAGTTCTTGAAAATTTTGGTTAGGTTCATTTCCTGTTTTAGGAAAAGGTATTTTTTTTAAGGGTGTATCTCCTGAAGCCAATTTAGATTGCAAATCGGGATTTGGTCTATCGGGAGTGTCAAAATCCATTGCCATCTCTTTTAAATTTTCGTTAATTAAAGATAACAAATTTTTCTTAGATAATTTCATATTTGTAAATTATTTTTTATCTCCCTTAGTTGTTGCTTTAGGGTTAGGATTAACTTTAGGTCCGGGTTGAAACGGAGTTTTAGGTTTATTTGGTTTAGTACCAGGATTAACCTTTGGTTTACTCGGTGCAATTTTAGGGTTGTTCTCATCCAACGATTTAGAATTTACTTTTGATTTTGGTTGGAATGGAGTTTTAGGTTTGTCAGGTAAGTAAGGGTTATCACGCTTAGGTTTACTTGGAGTGATTTTAGAATCGTCCTCACTTAATGCTTTAGGATTAGGGTTTACCTTTGGTCCAGGTTGAAATGGTGTTTTAGGTTTGTTAGGTTTTGTACCTGGATCAACTTTAGGTTTACTCGGTGCAATTTTTGGTCCATTACTCACAATTGCATCATATGTCATAAATTCTGGTAAACCATTGTGTCCAGTTTTAACATTTGGACCGTACTCATGTACTTCTGATTCGTTTAATTTAACATTGATTAATTCCATAATTTCATTTTTTGATGTAAAACTATGAAAACTTTCTTCCGCCAATGTATTAATCCATTTTTTTATTTCTTTAGATTCATCCATATGTGTATGGTCACATTTACAATCCTTTATAGATTCTCCACAACTATCACATTTCTTACCCTCTTTAACTTCTTTTTTCTGACCTCTTAATATTTTAAAATCTTGACCATCAATTTTACCATTGTGGTTTTTGTCTAAATTCTTTTGTTTTCCTTTTAATTCTTCTTTAACCTCAGATTCTACCGGTTGTGCAATTGTTGATTTATCAATCGGATCTTTTGTTATCTTATATCCTTTAGGTGATGGGGGTAAAGAACCTCCATCTTCACCAACTTTATATGAAGGCTTACCAGGTACAGTTGTCACTTGTTCTCCTAACATTCTATCAGCTAAGTTGTTAAGTTGTTTATCAGTAAATTTTACTAATGTCTTTTCTGACATACCTTCTTTGATTAATTTATCAACTAATTCTGACCTTTTCATATTTCTTTGAATTTAATTTCCTCTTTTATAAGAAGATAACTTCTTATTTTTAATTTTTTTGTTACACTATCAATCGACTCCCCAAATTTAAAGGCTAACCTTTCACTATCCGAATCCATATCAAATTTTTCCCAAGCCATCGCAACCACCCCATCTACAGCATCAATAACTCCGAAATAATCGGAGTCTTGAACTAATTCTAATTGTAAGTCTGTATTTTTTAATAACCCAACTAAATCAACGTATTCCATTTCTGGTGATTTAGGTTGTGAGGATGCGGATGCTGGTATAATAAACCACTCATCCATGTCAATTTCAGTACTTTTACTAAAGATAAATTCGTACTGTTTTTGTCCTTTATAATCAGAACCTATTTCATTAACATAGATAAGATGCATTTTATTTAAAGTATTTACTTAATTTTTCGCTAATTGCTTGATTAATATCGTTTTTAATTTCGTCTAAATCAAGTTCTTGAACATCGTCCTCATAAGATTGTCCCTCACTTGCTTCAATGTCAGCAAATTTACTTAAATCTAATTCGTTTGTATCTTCCTCACCAATCGGTGATTCTATAAAACTATTTAATAAATCCATAGTTTCACCTAAGTCCTCATCACCAGTTACTGGTTCTTCAGCAGGTACCTCATCTTCTGCAGATGGTTCTGTAATTGGTTCTTCTCCACCCATCTCTTCTTCCTCTCTTTCGAATTTCTTAGCAATGTCCTCGATATCCTCGTCGTCTAATTTATCCAAATCAACAGCAGAAATAATCATGTTTAAAATGTATTTGATGTCATCACTTTCCATTTTATCCTGTAAATCTCTTAGTTCTTGACCTAATTTACCAGCAAATTTCTGAGCTTCCGCCATATAATCTGAGCGTTTCCCTTCACCACCCATTTCTTCACCACCTGATGGAGGTAATTCACCCATCGGTTCTTCTGCTGGTACATCCCCCATTGGCTCTTCGGCCGCAGGTGGAACACCCATACCAGCGTCAGGTGCTACGGGTGCTGCAGGTGCATCCATAGAAGGTTCCGCTAAAGGAGACTCTTCTTGTGGTTTTGTTTGCTTTAAAACATATTTTGTTGCTTCTTGTAAATCTTCTTGACCCTTTAAAAGGTCTAATCTTTTAAATGCCTCAGCATAAGACGAAAATTTATTTTTATTTTTCATAAACATACCACCAATGTAGTCAAGAGAACTTTCGTTTAATCCCTTTTTTACATAGTATCCGTCTTTTTCTTTAACGATACCATAAACACCCCCATTAGTTGACTCCTTCACTATTTCGGATTTTTTAGTTGATGATTGGTTATTGTTGTAGTAGGTTAACTCGAGAATTCTCTTTAATTTGTCATCTCCGTTAAGTTTTTCACTACCAAGTGGTTTTAAATCTGCCATTTTATTAATTGTTAGATATGCTTATTCTTATCCTATAAATACATTGATATAGGGAAAAAAATAAGGTTCTTTATTGTGTTATAGATAATTTCTTATCTACAAGTGTTGTTTTTAGTTTTAATAATTTCTCAATATACCCATTTCGTCTAAGTAATTTAAAGGTTAAGTTTTCATAAGAATACTCTCCTCCAGATTCTAAACCACTTTGTCTAAATTCTTTTAACTTCTTCCTTAACCCCTCAATCGATTCAATAGGTCCTTCCTTCTTAATGAGTAAATCGATTTTTTTCATGTATTCTTCGGATTTTTGAAGAATCATATTATCATCAATGTTGGATTTAACCTTATCTGGTTCAACAATCCATTTATCATTTAAAATGGAATATACTCCTGAAGATACATGTTCTTCATCAATATCCTGAACATATAATTCAACATCATATCCTTTAATTGTGATATTATGTTTTTCATTCCACACATTTTTCTTAGCATCAAAAAACTCCTTTAGTAAATCTAAATTGTAATCAGTCTCTTTAAAATCAATTAAAACATGTAAATCCACGTCAGAATAGTTTGACCAATTGTAGTTAGCCAAAGAACCTGTAAGAACTATGTCATGAATAAAAAACTCAATACCAAGACTTTCAATAAAGTCATTTGATATCTTTAATAAATTTTTTCTGATGTCATCTCGCATAGAGAACTCACCATCAGAACCTTCAAAAATTTGTTCCGATAGTGAATCTTTTGGTTTAAAAGACTTGATAATTTTTTTATCTTCGTCTTTATCCTCAATCAGTTCTTCAAATAAACTCATCCTTTTTTTGTGTACTTATGACTTCTGGCGATATTCTCGTTGAAGTATTTTCCTTGTGATTCAGCAAGTCTAAACTTAGTGAATTTTGCCCAAGGAACTTTATTATACTCATAAATAGCACCATTATTAAAAGTGACAGTCAAATCCTCATTTTCTGTATTAAATGAAGCCGATTTTAAATTAGATGAATTGATAATAACGTCAATCATCTTTCCATTAATTGTTTCTGAAATTATTGCCATAATATAATTGATTTAGTACTATAATATACACAATAAATATCAAAATAAAAACCCCCGATAACGGGGGTTAGATTTAATTAAGTGAAATTAACCTTTCAAGTGATTTTTTCCTATCAATAGGTAAAGTAAGTTCAAGAACTCCGTTTTCAACTTTACCGACAATGTCTTTTTCCTTTACATCGTCAGGTATATTATAAGATTTTACAAAACTTCCAATAAAATGATGTGTTTTATCACTTTCTTCTTTTTCGTAAATGATTTTTAATATACCTTCTTTTGTTGAGATTTTTAAATCATCCTTGGTTAATCCAGGTACACTTATCGAAACTGAATACTCAGTTTCACTTTTACTAATGTTAGTTTCAGGAGTAGATAAAAATCTGTTAGTATCAAATCCTGTGAAGAATGGGTCTTTAAATAATGTTATCATAGTTTTTATATTTTTAATCTATGTTTTACAAATTGTAAACCAAATGTCTAAAACTGACATTTAGACATTGGTTAGACATTTTTTTAGACATTTTGACATTTATTTTTTTTTTAGAATTAAATGTGTTATGTTTGTACCAACAAAACTTAATAACACATGGCAGTAGATTTCTTTGAGGACGGACCAACCTCAACCCCTAAAAAGGGACGCAAAGGTTCAACCACACCAATTTTAGATAATTTCTCAAGAGATTTAATTAAACTCGCAGAAGAAGGTAAAATTGATCCCGTTGTTGGTAGGGATAAAGAAGTGAAAAGAATAGCGCAAATTCTTTCACGTAAAAAGAAAAATAATGCGGTTATTGTTGGTGATGCCGGTGTTGGTAAGTCCGCACTCGTTGAAAAACTTGCTTTAATGATTGTTAAAGGAGATTGTCCAACAAATTTATTAGATAAACGAATTATGTCTTTAGATTTAACTTCACTTGTTGCTGGTACAAAATATCGTGGACAATTTGAAGAACGTATTAAAGCAATTTTAAACGAATTACAGGAATCACCAAATGTAATCGTGTTTATTGATGAATTACACACAATGGTGGGTGCAGGTAATGCGAGTGGTGCGATGGATGCTGCAAATATTATGAAACCGGCTTTGGCTCGTGGTGAAATTCAATGTATTGGTGCAACTACTTTTGATGAATTTAAAAAACACATCGAAAAAGATTCCGCATTGGTTAGAAGATTTCAGAAGGTAATTTTGAAAGAACCTACGATGGCAGAAACAGTTGAGATTCTTAAAAATTTAAAAGAGTCATATGAAACATTTCATAGGGTATCTTATGAGGAAAATGTAATAGAAACAATTGTTAAACTTTCTGGTAGATACATTACAGATAGACAATTTCCTGATAAGGCGATTGATGTAATAGACGAATTAGGTTCAGAAAAAAGAGTATCGAGTAGAGTACCCGAATCAATTGAAAAATTAAAAAAATTGATTGATGAGATAAAAGAAAGAAAAATACAAGTTGTTAAATCTCAAAATTATGAACAAGCGGCAAAATTAAGAGATGAAGAAAAGAAAATTTTTGATAAACTTGAAAACGAAAAGGTAAAATGGTCAGAAAAACAAAAGGGGAATAAAATTCCTGTGTCCGTTGATGATGTTTATACCATAGTTTCCGAAATGACTGGTGTACCAATTACTAAACTTGATAGTAAGGAAACAGAAAAACTGTTAAAAATGGAAACCTTATTGACTGATAAAGTAATTGGACAAGAAGAAGCAATTACAACAATATCAAAAGCAATTAGAAGGAATCGTGTTGGAATCAAAGATGCAAATAAACCTATAGGTTCATTTATCTTTTTAGGATCTACGGGTGTTGGTAAAACACATTTAGCGAAATCATTGGCTAATCTTTTATTTGGCGACCCTGAAAAAATCATTCGTGTTGATATGAGTGAGTTTATGGATAGACACAATGTTTCTAAATTAATCGGTTCTCCTCCGGGTTACGTTGGGTACGATGAAGGCGGTCAATTAACTGAAAAGGTTAAAAACAACCCATTCTCTGTTATTTTATTTGATGAGATTGAAAAAGCACATAAAGACGTTTTTAATCTATTATTACAAATTTTAGATGAAGGACATTTAACAGATTCATTTGGTCGAAAAATAAACTTCACAAATTGCTTGGTTATTATGACATCCAATTTGGGAGCTAAAAGAGTTTCTGAATTTGGTGGAGGAGTTGGTTTTAATACATCATCAAGTGAAACTCAAAAGTATGAAGTAAGAAAGTCGATGATACAAAAAGCATTAAAACAACAATTTAATCCAGAATTTTTAAATCGTATTGATGACGTAATATTATTCAATGCACTTAACGAAGAAACCCTTAAGAAAATAATTCAAATAGAGGTTGGTAAATTAAACAGTAGATTGTTGGATAAGAATTTCTTAGTAACTTTTGATAAAACCGTTACAAATAGAATTTTTGAATTAAACAGTCAAGAAGAATATGGTGCTCGTCCTTTAAAACGAATCATTCAAAATCTTTGTGAAGATTTTTTAAGTGAAGAAATACTAAGAGGAAATATAAAGGAAAACGAACCAATAACTCTTAAATATAAAGATGAAAAATTAACAATTTCAAAAAAATTGTTATAAATAGTTGACTTTTTATTAAAGTTATATATATTTATATTCTTGGAGGTTCTCTTTGTCGATTACCTTTTCGTTTTATTTTCATAAGTAAGTGGGGTTGAACCCACCCAAAGACCTTAAACCCCGACATCTCGTTGGGGTTTTTTATTAAAATTTGGTTTTGTGAATGAATTTTGTTATATTTACATTATATGAAAAAATATACATTTATCTTAGCACTTGGTGTAGCACTTACACTAACTGCATGTGGTTCAGGGTCAACCGCAACTGAAACAACTGACTCAACTGCGGTTCAAGTAGACACTGCCGCAGTATCTGCGACAGATTCAACAACTGCACAAATTCCTGCAGACGGTTCATCCGTAAAATAAAAATTGGGGTCGGTAACCAATCCGACCTTATTTTTAATTTTTAAATCTCTCTATCCAATGGATACAAATACAGAAAAACAAGGCGATTTAATACTTCTCAGAGGTATTCCCGGTTCGGGTAAAACAACATTTGCCAATGTTATATTACAACAACCAAATAACAACCCACAAGAAATATTGTCTGCAGATGATTTTTTTGAGGATGAAAATGGTGAATACAATTTCGACCCAACAAAATTAAAAGAAGCACACAACTATTGTCAATTTAGATGTTCCGAAAGAATGAGACAACAAAAAGTGAGAATTGTGGTTGCAAATACATTTACACAGGAGTGGGAAATGGATGAATATTTTAAAATGGCTGAAAGGTACAATTATAGAGTTCATACAATAATTGTAGAGAATAGACATGGTAATGAAAATATTCATGGAGTACCTGAAAATAAACTCCAACAAATGAAGGATAGGTTTGAAATAAAGTTATAGATGAGTCAATTTATTGAATCTTATTTTAAAATAATCTCACCAAAAAAATCAAAAATGAAATTTAGTTCACATTTATTTAAAAATCAATGGGCTGTATACCCATTACCCTTTGCATATATCTATTTTGAAACGTGTGAACCAGAATCACATAAAACATTACTTGAAAATAAAATATGTGCGGTGTACTTGTCTTTTAATTGGTTAAAATGGACTTACAATGTTGGATTTTATAAACCTATTAGATAATGTTGGAAATTTTACAGAAATACCATACTGATGGTTTGTTACATAAACAAACTCACCCAACTCTTGATTTAACTATTTGGAATTATTCACCAAAAGTTCAGTATGAAAGATTATGGGATGAGATTACTTTGCAATGTCGTGGATTGGTAACCAACTCAAAAGGAAAAATTGTTGCAAGACCGTTTAAGAAATTCTTCAACTACGAAGAACATAAACCAGAAGACATCCCAAATGAAGATTATGTTGTCTATGAAAAAATGGATGGTTCTTTAGGTATTCTCTTTTATTATGAATATGAATTAAGTGAAGAGAGAAGATACAACATATGGTTTAATAACAATTATGAAACAGGTATGGAAAATTTCTTCGACCCAAATAATTTACCTGATTACGATAATCCATACTATGACCCAACACCAAAAACAAAAGGTGAATGGATATTAGCAACTCGAGGTTCGTTCACATCACCACAAGCAATTAAAGGAAAAGAAATACTTGACAGACACGATATTAGTGCAATAAGAAAAGACAATACATATTTGTTTGAAATTATTTATCCCGAAAATAGAATTGTTGTTGATTACAAAGGTGAAGAAAAATTAGTGGTACTTGGTGCCATTCATACTGATAGTAGTGAAGAAGTCCCTGACAGTTCATTATTTTGGTTACAAGATTGTGGATTTGAAATTGTAACAACATATAAAACTTGGGGTGAGGGATACGATTTACTAAAAGAAGAAATTAGTAAAGATAAAGAAGGTTACGTAATAAAATTCAAGAGTGGTTTTCGTATGAAAATTAAAGGAGAAGAATATGTTAGACTTCACAAAATTTTAACTAACATATCAAATAGAGATATATGGGAATATTTGAAGGATAATAAACCATTTGATGAACTACTTGAAAAAGTTCCGGACGAATTTAATCAATGGGTTAAAGAAACTGTTCGAGATTTAAGATATGCATGTTTTCAACTAAGAGAACGTGCGGGTAAATTACATGATGGTTTTAGGTATGGAAAATATGGCGATAGAGACCCTGAACCATCTAAAAAAGAATTTGCCGAATTTGTTATGAAACAACAAAAAGTTTTACATGCAATTATGTTCGCAATGTGGAATGGAAATAATGAAAAAGTTGATGACATAATTTGGAAAATAGTTAAACCAGAATATTCAAAACCATTTAAGAAAGATGAAAACTGAGAAAAAAAGATTATACTTAGACGACGTTAGAACACCAATTGGAACTGATTGGGTTATTATAAGAAATTATGAACATTTTGTTTCTACCATTAGATTATATGGGTTAGAAAATTTTGATGTTATTTCGTTAGACCATGATTTAGGTGATGAGTCTATGATTGAGTACTATACAAATGTAAAAAATAATTATGTTTTAAATTATGACAACATAGTTAATGAAAAAACAGGATATGATTGTTGTAAATTTTTAGTGGCTGAAAGTATGTCCAAAAAGATACCCCTTCCCCAAATTTATGTTCATTCCGCAAATCCAATCGGTAGTGCTAATATGATGGGATATATTAATAATTATTTAATGAACTGTGGTTTACCCCAAACCTGTATTAGGGTTAAAATTGAACACACAATAGACGAGCCAATGATACTTTCTCCAGAAGCCAGAAAAGCAAAATGGGATAGAAGTAAGGAAAATTAATTTTTATTTTAAAAAAAATTATTTATATTACACTAACCAAATATTAGACAATGGCTTACACAAAAAAAACAAGAACACCATATAAAAAAATGTACATAAAGGGGAAATATGAAGATTTCACTGATTTTTATGATATTAATAAAAAATCAATTTATGAAAATATTTTGGAGGTTTTTTATGGTTTCAAAGACAATAAAAAAAGAGTATTAACACTTTATATTCAAGCGATTATACAAGGTTTGGAATGGGATACCGAGTTTAAATTTAATAGAACTGACACAATTGTTTTAACGAGAGACGTATTACCGTATTTTGAAAGTATTGAGGATTATGAAAAATGTTCAGAAATAAAAAATTTATATGAAGTATTGACAAATAAAAAAGAATTGTCTATAATTTAATTGTATCAGGAGAGAGGTACATTTTCATTTTTGTCACATCCCCGTTGGTTTTAATCATCGGGGATTTTTTTTATAGTACCATTCTTGACCCTATTAAGAAATTACTTAACCAAGGTGAACCTGGAGATGTGTTTCCACTCAATTTGTAGTTAAAACTAAACCCAAATCGTTTACTCAACTTGTAATCAAACGAACTACCTAATAAGAATCCCATATGTCGATTAACGGTGGACGTTCCTGCAACAGTGTTCCAAGATAATGGTGCAAACATTGTAAATATTTGTGGAGACACCGTCAACTTTTTACT